AGTACGGGGGAAAGCCGCTAGTCTTTTCTCGTCAAACGTATCTCCGTCATCCTGTGGTTTGTATATGTTAGCAACAACAACATTATCATCGTTGACGTGTTTAATATCACCTACGTAGCTAGGGTAGTATATCTTTCTAGCAACAGCACCTGTCAGTAGTGTAGAGTCATTAGCCGTGGCTGTAAAGACATCATCTACAGCGTAAGTTACCCCTGTAGTGCCTAGATAAGTATTCCAAGCATCATTACCTGCGGTTCCTAAGTCAAATATAGTGTACTCAGTTCCTTCCACAAAACCACCAGTACCTGCGATAGCACCTGTTAAAGCATCTTGACTATTAGCTGTACCTACAAAGGTATCACCATATGCCCAAGTCTTATCTATACCAGTATATGTTACCCATGCCGCATTACCCCCTGTACCTAAGTCTCTAATGACATAGGTGTTACCTACGCTCCACTGTCCTGCCGCTAAGGTAGCAAACTTCTTCTGCCCTGATGGAACAGTAGGAGCCTGTAGTCCTGACACGCTTAACTGATGTTTTTCGTACATACCGTTGGTTGCGTCAACTTCAATTAAGTTAGCTGTACTCTTTACTGGAGAGTCTACACGAACACCACCTCGGTTGTAGTCACGAATGGAGGATGTCTCTGCACCGTTAAAGTAAAAATACTTACATTTGTCAGGAGCGTTACCTGTAAAACCGCCAACGTGCAAAGAAGAACCTGTGTTTACTACAAAGCACTTACGTGGTGTTTCTAAGCCTACTAAGTCAACTTGGTCAACACTTACAGAAGCAATCTCAGAACTGCCTTCTACAGCTCCTTGAGTTCCTATAACAACTAAGTCTGACTCTGCTCTCCATGCTTCACCGTTAGGGTCATCGCCTGTAGCGGGTAACTGTTGGTTAGCGTGTAGGAACAAATGACCTATACGAATCTTACGCGCCCTATTGGATACGTTAGGAACAACCTTCAAGGCTTTACCACGAGGGTAGATAATACGTAACAGAGGAAACCAGATGTTGTTGTCACCTTGGTTAGAACCGTTACTGCCTATCTCCATAGCGGCATCGTCGTACTGTACGCCACCAATCAAGTTACGGTTGCCACAGTTCTTTATCTGAATGTTCTCAAACGTACTCTCACGCACAGTATCTGATGTGTAACCTACTGCCGCCGCTGCACCTGTCATGCTTGCGCCATTATCTAAAGCAGTGAATGTTTTACCAATTCTATAGGTAACGTCTGTCGTGCTTAGATAAGCATTCCATCGCGCCTGAATCTCTGCCTCTTTCTCGTCCTCGTCATCACCTGTAGCAGTACCAAGGAAAGCAATCTTGTATTCCTGCCCTGTTACCCATGAGCCTGCATTTACTTTAGTGACGTTAGCGTTACCCAAAGACATACCTATACCTAAGAAGTCTCGGCACTCAACATCAATAATCATGTCGTCGTTCAGGCCAGTAAAGGAAAGGCCGTTAGCTCTGACAGTACGGTTCCTGCCTAGAAGGGTAAAGCCTACAAGCTCTACTGCTTTCTCGTTGCCGGTAAAAAACGGCTTCTCAAAGTAAGTACCACCCTCAGTTCTACCACAGTCAGTAACAGTCAGGAGGCTACTACCTTCAGGGAACGACGCACCAATGTTAAGGAACGACATTAGCTTGCCTGTACCGTGGATAGAGAAGAGAGTCTTATCCATTACTAACGGAGTGTTAGTTGTAGCAATACCGTCAGTAAACAATACCTGAAACTTCTGTTCCTTAGCCGCCGCTAGTAGGGCAACGAGGTTAGCTCCATTATCAGTGCCGTCATTTTGTACAAGACCACTGTTTGCAAAAGACGCATCTCGTTTAATACCAAACTGCAAGTCTGTTACAAAACCATCATGCTTAAGTACTGCTATGTTTCCGTTAGTCAGTGTAAATGCAGCGCCTTTCTCGTCAGGAGTTCCTTGATAAGTGTTAGCCGCTACTATCTTATAGTTAGCCGCTCCGACTCCTGCACCGTAGTAACCTTCTGTAGACACGTACTCACCCACTTGTAAACTAAGGTTTCCAATCATAGAAGCGACAGAAGTAATAGAGTGTGTAGAGTTTAGCTTAACAATCTCGTCAATGCTGTTTTTAGTAAATAAAATCTTGTCAGTTACGTTTACAGCTAATTCCCCCATCTCTAAATTATCCGCAAGTGGGGACGTATTAGCAAAGGAGCTGTGTTTTGTAATTAGAGTAGTAGGCATTATTATTCCTCAGTAATAACCTTAGTTATTCCCAAGGTTGCTATACTTTCTTTAGGGTTTATTGTACTGTCTATGAAGACAGCGTATATTAAACCACTATCAACCAACGCATCATAGTAATCTTGAGGAAAATTGCCAGAGCTTACCCAGTATTTCATAAGTCCCTTTTTAAACTCAGTTGTAAACATATCTAAAGACGTAAGAGCTTGAGCATCAGCTTGGTTTTTGTTAGATACAACAATAGTTGCGAATACACTCATTAGACAGCTACTCCTGTTTTGTCTGCAATGTACTTTTCGGCAGATGCAATTTCACTTGCGTCAGACAAAGCGCCTCGTACAATAAGTCCGTAAACTCTTCCATCTAACTGCAAGAGTGTTCCGTTATTTCTTGCGCCAAGATTAAGAGGATGATTCCCGAATGGGCCAGTACCTTGGTCTGCCGTAGGCGAAGCCTTTTCAACCCCATCTACTCTAATCGTAGCAACGTCATTTGCTATATCGGAAAGTCCTGTTAAAACGCTTGTAACTGGAGGGGTGTAACCTGTTGCGTTAGCATTTACACCGCTAGTACCTTTAGATGAATATCTCCAAACATTACCACCGATAGAGGCAAGTCTAAATGCGCCAGTGGTACCGCCTAAAGTGTTCGATAGTTCTACAACAACAGCAACTTCATCAGCTTCTTTCCTAGCACCAGAAAACACAGACATTGTGTTAGTACCAGTAAAATCAATATTCGCTGAACGCAAGCCGTCATCTACGCCATCAAACTCTAGGTAGTAAAGGCCGTCTACTAGCTTCAAAGCAGGACATTTAGACAAAGTAGTTTGGACTATGTCGTTACCGTTACCTGATTTATCTACTAGCTTGCCTACACGGTTAGCGTCGGTAATAGCGCCAGAAGTCCAAGGTACAGTAGCTGTGCTACCATCTTGTTGGAATACTGTAGTTAAGTCGGAAGGGTCATACCAAGCACCCTGCTCGCCATTAGCAAACAGGGATAAAGGATTAAACCCACCGAATACGTTTGTTACGCCTAGTTTGTTTACACCTAAACCGTACATGGCTTACACCATTGAGGTTATGTAGGCGGAACCAGTACCAGAGGCTAGAATAACAGAGACAGTATCGCCCTCGTACACATGGATATATTCAATAGCGTTTGCAGGGAGATATGAGGAAGAAGTGGTCGCTGTTCCTTCGACGCTATAGAAGCAATCTGAATCACTTATAATGCGAGCTACACGAATGTTAGCGGCAATAGCGGAGGAAGACGCGGCAGTATCTGAGGTAGATACTTTAGAAACTGTGGATGGACGTAGAACCTGAATTGCTTTAGTGTTTACATCTCTTGCTAATTTTGACATGATATTTACCTATGTTAGTATAAGAAGGCGCGTAGCCTGAAAAAGTAAAAGGAGGCACCCTTATGGATGCCCCCAGTTTGTTACTTAGCCTTTAACGTTCAATACGAAACCGGCATCTGGACGTAGTACCTGAGTACCGTACAGAGTGTCAGCAGTGTAAAGAGTGCCAAGGAACTCCTGCTTGTACTGAGTCTGTGAACGAACAGCCTGTTGCTCTGCTAGGACGTAAGTGTCCTTGTGCAGAAGCTGTGCGGCACGTACACCTGACTCTGGAGTAGCAACGTTAGTTGATACAAATACGTCAATGCCGTACAGAGTACCGATGAGACCGTTCTGAACGCCACGACCATCAACGAAGTCAGAAGACATATAACGGTCTTCGCCCATGATAGCGTTACGCAGTGAAGGCGGAATCACGAAGCAACGGTTGTCCATAGGAACGTCCGCGTCATCCATCTTCTGAATCAAAGCACGGAAAGCATCGTCACTGAAGTCACCGATGTCGGCAGTACCGTCAGCGTCATACGCTTCCAAAACACCGGAAGTAGTGTTAATCTGGTAAGAAGCGTTGTGAACCCAAGAAGAGCCATCGCCGTTACCAAGAGACTTACCGAGGTTAATCAGGTCAGTATCAACCTGACGAGCCAGAGCGTAACCTGCGTCGCCAGTGTAGAACTGACGCAGAGAAGCAAGAGCCTGAGTCTCAGTGATGTCTTCAATCATACGAGAGTATTCGAAGTGCTTGTCGATGTTGACCAGTACTTCACCCTCTGTACCGTTCTGGATGGTTACCGCTTGACCTGAAGTCTTTTCGTGAGCATCGCCACGGAGAGGCTTAGGAACGTGAATAACGTCACCTTTCTTGCCAGTCATGCCCATAGACTTAACGAGGTTAGCCAGTACGAGGTTAGACTTATAAGCAGCTACAACTTCGTCACTCCAGATTTCTGGGATGAAAGTAGCGGCAGTAGTGTTGGTGGTCAAGCCACCCATGTTGGGATAAGTTGAATCAGCCATGTTATATATACCTTATAATAAAAAGAGTTTAGTTAGCGGACTCTCTTCTCGGCATACGCCTGTGTGATTTCGTCAGACAGTGCGAGATACCGGTCAGGGTCGTCCTGCATTAGTTTAATAATGTCTGAGCGTCGATAAATCTTCTTCGCTCGCTGTTCTCCATTTCCTTTGGTGCTACCTGTAGAGGCGGCTTTAACAGCGGCTTTTCTGGTGTCCTTCTCAGCGGCTACAGTCTGAGCTACAGCACCTTGACGTTCTTTCCAGTTGGTAAAGAGTTCGTCTGCGGCTTCGTAGTCATACTGTCGGTCTGCTTGAGCAAAGAGCTGTGTGCGTATCTTAGAGGCTTTAATCCATTCAACAAACTTACTGTCCTGTACAATCTGCTCCATGTCAGGATGACGTGATTGCAGTTGCGACATTGCGTTAGTGCGTTGGTTGTTTAGAGTTGTTTCCTCTGCCTTCTTAATTGAAGGGTGATTAGCGATAGCTCTTTCCATAGCCTTCTCTGGCTCAGAAAAGAAATCAATATCTTCGTCTTCAGTAGGTGTTGCTTGTACTGGTGTTGTGTCAAGTTGTGTCTGAATATAACTATCAACTACAGAACGTAACTCCCCAACTTCTCCGCTTTGCTTACCTAAGAGCTTCTCAGCTTCTTGGTGCATCCTTACAATCTCTGCGGTTGACTTTCCTTTGTACTTCTCGGGGATGTCGTCTTCAGGCTCTGGGGTTGGCTCTTGCGGAGCTTCCTGACCTAGTTCTTCAATGTTACTTGCTTGTTCTTCGTTGTCGTCATCAAGACGCTTGTCATCTATAAATGTTGCCATTATTAAACTCCGTACCTTTTAGTATTATGGAGGTTTATATTATGTAAGGGTTCATACACCATTATGAATTTGCCTTACGGTCATTAGCCATCTTTTGTTCTCGTTTCTTGACCCAGTTGTCCGACGTAATGCCGTTATGTTTTTCTGTCCAAGTCCCGAAAGAAGATAACTGTTTTACTGCCGGTTTGCCGCATACACGACATTCGACTTCTTTAGTTGAACTATTAACGAAATACTCCTCGTTATGTCCATCTTCGCATTTAAAATCAAATAACGGCATCAGGGTCTTCCCCTAGACGGTCGTATGCGTCACGGACGTGTTCTTCTAAGTTTAACAACGTTGAGATGACATAAAGTTGTCCCTTACGGA